GACGATTTACAAGTTTAAAGATCCAGATGGCAAGATCTATCGCCTCTTAAGAGCTGGAGCCGATCCTAACGAACTCAAGCCTTATGCAACTGAGAAGTTTGAGGGCAATGTTTTGCTTAATGAGGGTATTCAATTACTCATAGAAATCATTACGGGCATTGACACGACTTCAAACAAATGGGATTCTTCTAATGCTCATATAGGAGTTGGAGATAGTAATGCTTCTGAAGATGCTTCTCAGACTGGTCTTCAAGGATCTAACAAGGCTTTCAAAGGAATGGATTCTGGATATCCAACGAGAAGCGGTAATACCGCAATTTGGAGAGCTACGTTTGGTGGAGACGAAGCTAACTTCCATTGGTATGAGTTTACTGTAGTGAATGGTACGGATGATTCTGCAACGAACTTGAACCGAAAAGTGGTAGACAAGGGCACTAAAGCATCTGGAGAGACTTGGACTGTTCAGCTTGAAATTACATTCAGTTAATAGCAACTGCACTTCAAGTTTTTTCGATGGGTTGGCTTTCAGGATGGTTATATCGTAAGAAACATGAAATTAATGGCTCTAGTGCAGGTTCTGTCTCTGATTATCAAATCCGATTTAAGGTGCATTATGGTTCTGGCACCGATAGTGGTGAAGACGTTTATTTGAATAATAAATGCAGGTCTGATTTTGGAGATATTCGATTTACTAAAGACGATGGCACTACACTTCTCAAGTATTGGATTGAAGAGAAAGTTGATAGCGATTATGCCATTATTTGGGTGAAGATACCGAGCATTCCATCCTCTGGATCGACGACGATTTACCTCTATTATGGCAATAGCAACGCTACTTCACAAAGTAATGGAGATGAGACATGGGATTTCTTTGATGATTTCAATACCAACCTCGATAAGTGGACGATTAATGATGCTGGTGGAACGGTCAGTTTAGTAGATTCGCCATCTGTAGAAGGCAAGAGTTGTGAGATCAAAGATACTTCCACGAGTGCGAATGTCTTAGTTTCTCGATTCGGATTCGAGTCAATCAACTATCGTTGGAAGCTTCATGTACGACGGGCAGAAACCAACAAACGATTCGGAATTGTCTGGAATTATCTTCCTGATGGATACAAGCTTTGGTTGAACTTCTATTACGATGGCAAGATTAAATATTATGACACAACTTGGCATGACATTCAAAATTATTCAGCTGACACTTGGTATAAGCTGGAAATTCTGCTCAAACGAGATACTGGAAAGTTTGATCTCTATATCGATGATGTGCTTAAAGTTGATGATGGTAATCTTCGTTCAGTAAGTTCCGATACAAATATTGGTATTGAATTCTTCACAATCAACGATGAAATTTCGACTTCTTATGTTGATGTGGTTTGTGTAGGCAAATACATCGATCCAGAACCTTCACATGGTACATGGTATAGTGCAGAACGAGAGCCATTTTCAATTTCAGACTCTTCTTCTACAAGCGACCAAATTCGACGTAACAAGCGTTTTGCTATCTCAGATCAATCTTCGAAGATTGAGAAAGTGCTTAGCTCTAAGAACTTACTGGTTGGAGATTCTTCAAGTTCGGTTAGTTCTTTGAAAACTGATAAATCACGCTTGATTTTAGATAGTTCATCAAGCTCAGATTTAATTCTTCGATCAAAGAGCTTTACGATCTCAGATCAATTCGCATCATCTGACCTTTATCTCGCAGACAAAACTCTTTTAATTCTAGATGAATTGCCTTCAAGTGAAGTCATCTCAACTGACAAACAACTCAGAACTTTAGATGAACTTCTTAGTTCAAGTTTGATCTTAGCCTCAAAATCGTTGTTGGTTAAGGAATCTTCAAGCAGTTTCGAAACCCCGTTGGTTTCCAAATTATTTTTGATAGCAGATTCACTTAGCAGTCTGGACAGTTCATTAGTTTCTAAGATCTACTTGATTGCAGAAAGTTCTAGTTCATCCGAGACTTCTTTGGTCTCCAAAGAATTGATTCTCGAAGAAACTTGTCTAGGAAGTGAGTCAATTGATGTTCTGATCTTAGTTTTCTTGACTGTAAGCGACTCAGCATCCTCTACTGATGCTCTCTTGGTGGACAAGGCAATTGAAGTATTTGATTCAAGTCAAAGTTCAGGCTTAGTCAGTTTGATGAAATCGCTTTTGGTCTTCGATTCTTCCTCAAGTTCAGAAGCCATCTCAACTCCAATTCGCATCTTATTGACTTCAGATTCCGCTTCTGCTCTTGAATCAATTCTCCTGTCATTGAAAGAAGTCATTGTTACTGAGACGAGTGAAGCCCTTGATCAATCAATAATTGATAAAGTGTTTTCGATTCTAGATGAACTCTATTCAGCGGATCTTCTGCTAGTTCACAAGCGGTTCTTGATTTCAGATTCTTTGTCTGCCCTAGAGGAAATTTTATTGGCTAAGCTTGTTCAAGTACTTGATTCCTCAATTGCCTCAGAACAACTTCTAGTAGACAAATTGATTCTTCTTGAAGATCTTACAACAATTCTAGATCGAATTCGATTAGCCAAGAATCTACTAGTTGCTGATGTCAGTTCGCTTCAAGAAGTTCTTAGAGTGATTTATTTCGAATTCGTTCCTCCACCTTCACTCTTGATCGATATCAAGCCATTTCCTTTGCAATTGTCAATAAGATCTTATCCGATCACTCTCACCTTACGAACTTTCAAGTTGAGACTCTTAATTGAAGCACTAAAGCAGTTACTCAAATCTAAGAAGTTGAAGCTTTATCTGCAAATTCCAAGCAAGTAATTTGAGGTGATTTCATGATTGCATTAGGAGAAACTGTCCAAATTGAATGCACTATCACAGATTTCAATGGAAACTTAGTCGATCCAGACTCACATGAGATCAAAATTTATGATCCAAGTGGAACTTTGATTTTGACTTCCGATTCACCTACTCAGAAATCCACAGGAATCTATACCTTCGAATTCACAATTCCAGAAGATGGACAAGTTGGACTTTGGAAGGTCGTTTGGAAAGTTGTAACTGGATCTTATGTTGGCATTGAAGAAAAGAAATTTTATGTAGAGAAAGCATAACGCTAGACCAAGCGGTCTAGCTATTTCTTCTTTTTCTTCTTTCTCTTTCTCTTACGCTTCCTCTTAGCCATAGAGGAAGCACCATCTGAATATGCACTTGAACTAGCTTAAGCATTTCGGAACCGATCAGACTTTAAGAGGCAAGTTCAACCATCGGTAGAAGTCTTTGGTCTTGATCCAGAACTTTCTAGAGACACCAGATCTGATCTGCTCAATGAACTTCTCGAACCACTTGAAATCTCGCTCATAGAGATGAAAACTATCTGCGATATGCACATAGGAGCCAACTGGAACTCCAACTAAATCTGCCACTCTCCTTTGAAGCTCAGTCATCGCATACATGTTCATGAAACTAGCCTTCAGACCATCATTGGATCTCATGTGGACATGGAGCACCAACTTGTTTTTGATCACTCTAAACCAAAGTCTCTGGATGCAAGGAGGAGAATCAGCTTGGAGATCTTTTGATGGAATCCAAGTTATCGCTTGTGCTCTTCGAGTGAAAGGAGTCTTCTTCAACTTCTCAACTAGAGCAGAGATCTGATCAAGACCTTGATAGTTGAAGAGCCTTTCATGGTAAGTGTAATGCCAATCCTTACCAATGCGGTAATCTTGAGTTCCATAGAGGATTTCATCAACATAGTCGAGAAGTCCTTTGAGATGACCAGCTATAATACCTTTAAGATGTATTCTAGGTTCAAGAAATGGCTCTTTAATGAAGATCACAATTGGACAGTCAATCGAGTCTTCACCATATTCAGTCTCGATCCAAATGCCATTCTCATAGAGAGTCAGAAGAGCCAACTCCCATCCTTCAGGAAGACTTTGAGCTTTAACCAAGTGCATGATTCATCTCTTGAGGAGAGATAATTTTTAATCGCTTGTAGTGTGAATTCGATTCAGCAACCTTTTAAGCCAAAGATCTCAGAGACTTGCGATGAACAAGTGCCAAATTACACTCTTGGTAACACTCACAATTTCAGTTGGCATCATCTCTGGTCTAGTTGATCAAGTCTACAAATTACATATAGAAAATAGAAGACTGTTAAATGATCTGACCTATCAACGTCTCAAGACCGATAAAGAACTTGAAGATCTCAAAGTGATATATGAAGAACTCAAGATGCGAACTGGAGATCTCGCTTTTGCTAGAAAACTCATCCACTCTTCTGACCTAGTCAAATCTGCAAAGAAGAAAGCTTGTCTGGATTATCCGAGCACTAAAATTGAGTGGTCTTGCTACCTCTTTGTCTTAAAGGAGATCAGATACAGACATGATCCTCTTGTTTACGATCCAGTCTACAGAAGATGGTTTACTGAGTTCTGGAAGACTCCAGAAGAGACCTTAATGTCTATGTCTGGTGATTGTGAAGACAAAGCAATCCTCTATGCTTCGATGCTCCTCGATGAGAACATGACAGTTTACGTGTTTCTAGTCAGAGGCTTAGCCTTCGATCATGCACTTAATGTGATTGTCTATCCCGATAAGACCTTCAGAATTGTTGATCCAACTATTGGTGTTTACACAAATCGAACTGACTCATTCTGGAAGGCTTACAATGAGTACATTAGAGAAGTTCATGTGCTCGATATTCATGGTGCTTTCTCAAAGGATCGCTATTTCTTGGGCAATTGGCAATTAGAAGACTTCTTGTTAGAGAACGATTAAATGGTAATTCGATCAATCCGTAATGATGAAGCTAATATTTCTAGGAACACTAGGGGAAGGTGTCAAGAAATCCCACAATAGGAGAAGACGATCCTGCATCTTAGTTGATCTCGAAGATGTCAAGTTCTTCTTGGATTGTGGTCTAGGAAACGATGACTTAGTTCACAAGTATCAACCAGACTTCATTCTCTTGACACATGCACATCCAGATCATGCATGGGGAATTCCAGCAGACTACGAAGGTCTAGTTGTGATGTCAAGGGAAACTCATGAAAGACTCAAAGAAGATGGACGATTGCCCAATAAAGTCAAGGTGGTCAAGAGAAATTCAAAATTCACAGTTAAAGGAATTCAATTCAAGTTTTACCCAGTTTCGCATTCAACGAAAGCTCCAGCTAACTTGATCATCTTCAGAGTTGATGACAAGAAGATCTGCTATGCACCAGATTGTTTTTGGATCAAAGGTTATACTAAAGTCCTCAATGGAGTGAACTTGTACATCGGAGATGGGTCTTCAATTGACAAAGACTTAATCAGAAGATGCAAAGTACACAATGAACCTGTAGGTCATTGGTCTATCAAGAAGCAGATGGACATCTTAGCAAAGGTCGATGTTCCTTACATCATCTTCTCTCATGTAGGAGAGCAAATTCAAGAGATCGATGATCGCAGAGTTCTCTCAATGATCAGATCATTCACTAAACATGATTGTGTTGTTGAGTTAGCTCATGATGGGATGGAGATCGATCTTGAAGAACTTGCAAAGACGAAGCCTGTTTATGGTCTTTATCTGGTAACTCCTCATGCTTATCTCATTGCAATGGGCAAGAAGAAAGCCATAGTCAAGTCCAAGTTATTCAAGGCTCACATTAATGAACCGCTCTACTTGATAGAGAATGGACTCTGTTGGGGAATTATTTCTCTCGGAATGCCTGAAGAGATCACATGGGAAGAATTCCTTGAGAGATACGAAGAGCATAGAGTTAGTGAACCCGAAGCTATCAGATGGGGTTGGAAGAACAAGAAAGTTCTCTACTTGTATCCTGTCAAGATAATCCAGATATTCACATTGCCAAAACCTGTGAGGATTCCAAGAGGAGTCCAAGTATTCGTTTCAGCAGACAGAATTGAATGGCTTTCAATTCATCAAGCTTCAATTGAAGCACTTGAGATGCTTCATGCATTGATCCACAGTAAGACTGCATTATCATTCTTGCCAATTCATGAAGCAATTGTAACTTCATTCTCCGAGAGAAATGCAATCCATGTAAGGAGAGACAAGTTCTACGATTATCAGGAACTTATTCAGAGCATTGAAGAATACGATCCAAGTAAACTTGATGATAAGGTTCTAGCGGATGATTGGAGAATCGTTTGTGCTTGGTATTCAACTCTCAAACGCAAAGGAGAATTCAAGTATTCTGAAGAACAGATCTTGAGTCTTGCATGTAAGATCATTAAAGAGATGGATAAGCGAGGTTTCAAGTTCCATCCTGAGTCGATGAAGAAGTACTCAAGAGAACTCTTCGAGAAAGCACTTGAGATCTTGAAAGAACAGGGAGTTGAGATCACTTTAGCTAACGAGGAGTGGGTAAAGATTGATGAAGAGTATGTCAAAGAACTTTCCGATGAAGAACTTCTCGATCTTCATGATAAACTCCATGAAGATGCCAAGCCTTACATTGAAGCTAACAAGAGGATTCCAGAAGAGCTGGTCAATGCTCATATCTTTGTTTGGGAAGAGATGAGAGAACGCAAGTTGAAACATGAGATCAAAGATCAGCTAGATCAAGAATCGCTCTTTATGGTCTATGAATATCCAAGCCCTCCAGAGGGTATCTATGGTTACCCGTATCCAACTCCAGAGAAGATGTCTGATGTCATCACTCTAAGAGAGTTCTTGAATGCTCTGCCTTCTCATGTGAGCATTAAGATGCCAATTGCATGGGTAGTTGGTGGAATTGTCAATAGAGGAGCAGTTACATCTGGTCATGACATCGATTTTCTAGTCTCTGTTCCACCAAGGTACTTCAGAGAGTTTGTTGCTCAGTTCACTAAGGATCTTCCAGAACACATCAGGAAACGACTCCACTTCATACTCGATTGGGAAGATACTCCAATGATTGGACATTCAGTTCCATGCTATACTTTGACTCTCACTAGAGTAGAGAGTCCAAGATTAGCTGAAGAGACGATCAAACCCTTCAAGAAGAGGAGAATGTGTAAGCCCAAGAGTGGTTTCGAGAAATTTGAATTCTGGGAAGTCCAAGATGCATGGGAGAACTGGGCATCTGAAAGAATTGAACGAGGTCTCCTGATTCAACCAAAGTACGATGGAATGTCGATGTTCATCGACTATGATGGCAAGACACTCAAGGTCTTTACAGAAGACAAGTTCAGAGATCGAAGTAAGGTCTTCAAGGAAAGTCTCAAAGAACTCAAAGAGAACTTGCCCAAGGACTGTCCTCCATTCATTTTAGTTGTAGAGATGGTTGCTTATGAGCCACCTGAAAGTGGGATTCAAGTAAAAGGAGATTTCACTAAGACTCTTGAACCTTTGCCTAGAGAAGACATGATTCCATTTGTTGTAGCTACAAAGGATCTCCCATCAGATGAGTACGTTTGTTTCTGGGTTCATGATTGTCTCTACTACGATGAAGATGTACACAAATTACCTTACATAGAGAGATACAAGCTGATCAGAAAGATCTTGCCAAAAGATCTCAAGCACTTCAAGATAGTTCCAAGTTGGAAGGCAACTGATATGAGATCATTCTTCAGGGTTATTGAGAAAGTCAGAAGAATGAGAGCTTCAGAGGGTGCGATGGTCAAGACATTTGATTATGAATGGAATCCAAAGGGTAGAACTCCAGACTGTATGAAACTCAAGAACATGAAAGAACTCGACGTAATTGTTCTTGAAAAGCTTCCTGTGAAGGATCAACCAAATGTATGGAGATACAAGTGTGGAGTTCTCTTACCTGAGAAGGAAGTCAAGAATTGGTCTCCAGATTATGTTGTTGAGATGGATGGAAAGCATTACCTCTGGATAGGAACTACTTACAACACTCCAATCAAGGCAAAGAAAGGTGATATCCTCGAAGTCAGGATGATCAGAATCAGAAGATACATCGATAAAGATACCAACTTACCTCACTTGACTTGGATGTTTCCAGTTGTGATCAGAAAGAGAACTGACAAGAAGGAACCAGATCCATTATCTCAGGCATTAAAGATAGAAAAGGTTGGAGTTCATCCGCTTCATGAATTGTCTGCTGATACGATCATCAGAATCAATTTGCCACCTTGTCCATACTGGACTGATCCAAACATCTGTCCATTAAGGATCAAGTTCAGACTCTCCACAGTAGTGATCGAAGAGTACTTGAGATTTCCGATCAAGTGTGCTCTTGCAAAGTACTTCAAGTGCAGATATGTCAAACCGTACTATTACTCAATTAGAGTGAAAGACATCAAGGAGTGTGATGATCTTGTCTACTAGAGAAGAGACTGGAAGAGTCAGGAAATCGGATTATTTGAAGTATCCAACAGTTCCGAGACCACAATTTGTCATTCAATGGCATTTGCGAGGAAAGGGCATTGATGACTTAACTGAAGAAGAGAAGAAGGCATTAGAGAAAGCTCATTTCAAAGAGATCCTCGATCCAAAGGGCAAAGTGAGATCCGCAATCGAGAAGACTGCTGGATGTTCTAATCATCAAGATTTCCGAGTTCAGTTAACAGATAGAACTCTAGTTGGTTGGACAATTGTCGGTCTCAGATGGGGAATCGTTGGCAAAGACATCACTAAAGATGATTTAGGAATCCATGCAAAGACAACCAAGAAGAAAGGCTTTAGAGCAGAGATGAAAGCAACCCAACCAAGTGTCTGGCTTAATGTCAAAGGTTATGTTCCAAAAGGCAAGGTTGGAGCAACTGCTCATCATGGTGGATTTTTCATTATCATGGCTAAAGGAGATGTTGTCTTTGGAGCACTCAAACCATACTTCAAAGAGTACTTCGTGAAAGATCCGTATTGTTTCAAGGATTGGACAAGAATAGTTGTCAGAGGAGTCAAGGCTCAGAAGATAGATCCAGAGACGAAGAAACCGCTCAAGGGTCAGTATGAGTTGATCTGGAGAGTCATGATACCTGAGACACAGAAACCTTATGCGATCACCAAGAGAGCTATGAGCAAAGGATGGTTCCCACCTAAAGACATCATTCCATTTCCATTGGAATGGGCTAGAAAGCATTGGAAGGATGAAGTCGATAAATGGTTTGAATGGGTTCAAGAAAAGTGGAAGGAGAAACCTAGAGGACAGATGAAGTTATCCAAGAAGATCAAGTGGGCACTCTTTATGCACTCATGGATGGGACAAGTTGTCATTCGAGGAATACCAAATTACGAATTCTATCTGAGGATTGATGATGGCAAGAAGAAGATCCTTTCATTCTACTTTGAGAAGAATCCATTGAGATTGACCTCAGTATCCTCTGTCTTTGAAGGTAGAGTTGATAAGAAATGGCTCACTTTCGAGGGTGATCTTCCACCAAATAGCCCATATAACCCGACTAAGAAATTGACAGTTCATGTGATCAAGCTAGATGAAGGAGATGGAGAACTCGATGTCGAAACAATCGATGGCACTAAAGTCCTCAAACTGAAGTTAAATGGACAACACATGAAAGGACATTATCTACTCATTCAAGAGGAGAAAGGATCTGACATCTTCGTTCTAGAGAAAGTTCAGAGATTAGCCAAAGGATACTTCAAGTTGTTCAAGATACAATCACCCAAAGCTACTTTCATGGAATTGCTGATCGATGCATTTCCAACCAAGCCATATCTTCGAGTAGTAATTGGAGCATCAGACTTGAAGTCTGGATCAACTTGCTTAGTTGATTGGGTTAAGGACAGATCATTGTTTGAGAGAGAAGGAGAAATCACTATCGATAGTAAGCCATTCAAGTACTCTGTAGTCGATGAAGGTGAAGTTGAGACTCATGAAGTCTCTGACTTCTTCATTTCATTCACTTTAGTAGGTTCTAAGATCGACAAGACGTTTGCTCTATCCAAGATCAATGCACTATGGACACTTGAAGAATACAAGGGAGCTGAAGTAGAAATGCAAGAAGATCCACTTGAAGGAATGCAGTTCAGGAAATTCAAAGTAGAGGACTTCCCACGTAAGGGATACAAGATAATGTGGATCTACGATCCAAGATATTTCACTAGAGCAGAACCTTCATGGCAGGATTATCTCGAACTGAAATTGCCCGAAGGAATTCTAGATGTCCTTCTTGGCGTCTATCCTGTAGTTGGAACAATTCATCATGTGAGAGTGATGGGCATCAAGTACGATCCTGAGAAGATCTCAGATGAAGAGGTTGAGAAATTCATCAAGAAAAACAAACTAGACAGATTTGTGTCTCCATTAATCCGCAGGAAGAGAGAGATCGAGATATAATCTGATCCTCCAACCTCTTCTCTGAACTCTCTTTCTTTCTACCTTGTAGTGATACTTCGAGGCAAGATACTCGATGACATAGTAGATCAGGGAAAAGTGGATCGGTGATACCTTGATGCCTTTGTTCTTGAAATAGAATCTGATTCGGTTTGGTGTTAGTTGAATTGTGTCTCCATGATTTCTCGCTAGTAGTTCTCTCACAAATCCATCTACATGCTCAAGCACTTCATTCCATGTAAGGTCAGAGACTGTGAGCATGGGTTTGAGATCGATCTTGTCAAATAAGAACGTGGTACATGGGAAAAAATTCATGATGATCGAATTAGACATTCACATTCGATTGGAAAGTCTAATTCGACCAATATAAAAATTGGAATTATGGAATCTTACCCTTCTTCTTACCTAACTGATACATTGCTTCAACAATGGCTTCGATTGTAGAAATCTTCTTGACTTCTCCAGTTACTGGCTCACTCGGTTGTGTGGATAGAGTCTGGTAGAGTCTTTGAATGTGTCTAACGATATTTTCTTGTTCTTGCTTCAAAGTCTTTACAGAAGCACTCAACTCCTTGAATTTAGGCTCGTAAGAAAGCTCAATTCTAGCGATCTTCGATTCAAGTCTGTTGATCTGGACTTGAAGATCTCCAAGTGTAGTGAAGATATCTTCGATAGCTTTCGATAATCGATTGAGTTCTTCCTGTAATTTCTTACTCTTCGATCTTGAACGCTTTTCTGCCATAGGCAATTACCACTTCAATTGGATTCAATTTTTCAAGATCTATTTCAGGTTTACTCTCAGATTCACTTTTAGGACTCTCTTCTGGCTTACTCTCAGAAGGCTTAGTTTCCTCAACTTTAGGTTCTTCTAGTTTCTCTTCAGGCTTAGCTTCCTGAACTTCTACCTTCACTTCGCTTTCCTTCTTAGATTCAAGTAGTTCGAGTATTCGAGAAACTCTCTCTTCTAGAGTTGATAGACGATCTTCAAGAGATGGCTTCTCAGGTGGCACTTCCACTTTCTGTGGCTCAGCAGTAGTCTCAGGAGTGGACACAGTTGTTTCCTTAGAAGCATCAGTTGTTGAATCAGTTGTTACTGCTTCTCTAGGTGCTTCTGCTGTTTCGGATAAAGCGATTTTGGTTTTAGACATTTCAGCAAGCTTGTCCTCAATAGCCTGTACCCGTTCCTCTAATTGAGTTATTCGATCCATCAATGCTTGAATATCTTCTGGTTTTATAGGTGGATATCCGTAAAGTGGATATCCATAGGGATAACCATACTGAGGATACCTGTAAGGATAGCCATAGGGATAGCCATACTGTGGAGTTGGATAGCCTTGTGGATACCCATAGGGATATCCATAGTAAGGCAATGGATAAAACGGATACTTGTATATCGGATACCTTGCACTTCTTGGTGGAAACGGATACGCTAAGTCTGATTCAAATCTCAGTTCAAATTCACCTAGTTCTTCCACATTGAGTATCGTACATGCAGGACAACATGGAGCTTGAGTTAATGATGCTTCTACGAATGTGATATCTGAAGCTATCTTCTGGTTGTTCTTGGTAAGAGTTGTTATGAACTGTGCTAGAGAAATGTGAGTCAGTTCACCATTCTTGATCCTCTCAATTGCTTCTGGATCGATGACTTTTCCCTTCAAGAAGAGAGCCTTTAAGTCATCGTCGAATCTCAGTTCTTCAACTTCTCCTACTACTTTAATGCCAAAATGAGGATCTTTTCCATGCTCTACAAGTATTGGTATTTTAGGTCTGCCTTGTTCAACCCATCTCTCGTAAGCCTTCTTGATCTCATCCAATGGATAATAGACGCCCTTCCAAGTTCCTTCACATAGTGCTACTGCTGTAATTTCTACTATTTCATCTCTTTCAGCAAATTTCACATTGCTTGAAGATAGAAGTACTGGAATTGATACTTCAGCTAGTTGTTCCCTTAACATCTTGTTTTCTGCCACTAACTGTTCGACCAGTTCTTCAGACATCGAATTCACCGAACATTCTGAATAGTTCGATACTTTAAGTACTTGGAAATCGGATTGACCTTATAGGTAGTTCAAGGCAATTCTATTGGCGAAAACCATGAAAACTCTAGAACAGCTAGCCATGTTCTCAACAAGCGATCTAGCTAGTATACTCCCTCCATTGCTAGTCAAGGAAGTCAAGGAGAAGGCAGAGCCTAAGCTGATATGGAAGCAGTTAATGAGAGTCAGGAGAGTACCTGCTGGAGCTTCATGGTTTGCTGGTAGGAAGCTAGTGATACCCTACTATGAGAAGGGAGTCAAAGCAGTCAAGGTATCTGAGGGAGCTTCTCTAACTACTGCTCTAGGAGACTACCAAGAGGGTACTTTCAGCTACAAGGAAGTTGAGCCAGTAAAGTTCGGTACTGCCATCAAGATAACTTGGGAGATGATAAAGCTCAAGGACATAAATGCTGTAGAGAGGCTCATGGACGATGTAGCTAGAGCCTTAGCTGTATTCATAGACACCGAGTGCTACAAGACTATACTTGGTGTAACTCAGGTAGTGGATGAGGAACATGACATTGGTTCTACTGGTGTTCAGACCGTTGAGCTTAATCACAGTAGAGTTCTCAAGGTAAGAAAAGTCGAACTTGCTGGAACTGAACTTACTGACTACTCTGTAGACTACTACGATGGAAAAATAGAAATTGATGCTTCTTCAACTGGTACTCTCAAGGTAACTTACGACTATACTTCTCTGCCTTTATGCATTGATGCAACTACTAAGGGAACTCTAGACTACGATGACATAGCTCTAGCTAGACACAAGGTGATCGCTAAGAACTGGAACCCCAATGCTATAATTATACCACCTTATGCAGACTATAGCCTCGTAAAACAGGCAACATTCACAGAGGTAGGTATGCTGACTGAGAGGATCTTCGAGAGAGGAGTAATAGGCAGGATATACGGACTAGAAGTCATAGTCTCTTCACTTGCACCAGATGTAGCTGTAGTTGGACAGTTCCCTGAGCCTTATGAATTCTATAATGTAAGAGACTTAACCACGTACACCAAGGAAGATCCAGACCTCGATGCACAGGAGTACTACTTCTACCAGAGTATAGCCACCAACAGACTATGGGATGATGCTGTAGCGATAGTCTTCAACATAGCAGAGAACTCAAAGGATCTGTAAGCTAGATCGCTTGTTGAATACCCTTCCTCTCGTGAGGTAGGGTTTCTTTCATGTTTTTCTTCTCAATCACTAGAGATTATCGATGTATGCCGAAATATCGGATGTCAGGACTACATTCAATGTTCCATCTGAGATGATTAGTGATTCTGATCTAGGCTATTTGTTAGCTCGATCACATCACTTGTTCAATGCCTATGTTACACTCCATGAATATCGAGAAATTAGATCATGGAAAGAAGAGAACTGGTTTGAGGTTAAGCCAGTAATTGCAGATCGAAATTGGGACAAAACTATTGATGCTCAAGATGTTACAGTTCATTGCTTTGATCCTGATTCATTTTCATGGACTACGATAACCGTTCTCGAAGTGATTCCAAGAAAAGGTCTAGTAAAAGTCGAGAGAAAGCCTTCAGGCGATGAGAAGTTCTATGCAGAATACTTGAGATATCCATTTGGAGTCATTCCAGATTGGGAGCTTTGCAAAGAAACTGTAGTTGCAATCTGTGGTTATCTCTTGTTCAAGCGGGAATATGCCTTAATGCCATCTACAGTTAGAATTGGAGGTTACACCTTTGGATTTGGTGCAAGTGGTAAGAAGCTCAGGGACATCATCAACATCTTCTTTGAGCAAGTGAGAGCTGTTACTAGAGAATTTGACATGGAAGAGGAGAGAGAACTATTTGGAGAGGCGATGCTATGATTCCAATCTTTCAGATGCTCAAAGATACAGTTCAATTAATCAAAGATGATGAAGTCATCGAAATCAGATGTTTGAAGATCACACGATCATGTAAATTATTTGAAGAACGAGAGATCATCTTCCATGATTTTGATCTCATGCTAATTACGTTACCAGAGTACAGGATCGGCAATAAAGTTTACAAAATTGAGACTGGTGATTTGATCAAGATCGATAAACTCTATCGAGTTATCCGAGTCAGCTCTTATATCGCTCCAAATAACAGGATCTTGTATAATGAGGTCTTCTTAGAGGTGCGATCTTAATGGCAATAGAGCTGGAAGTTGATTTCCATGAGCCAATTGCTTGGGGACAAGGAATCAAGCAGTTATTTCGACCTCTATTCAGATGGGCAAGATATTCTGTTACCCGATATCTCGAAAGACATGCTAAGCGATATTGTCCAAAACGAACAGGTAATTTAGCCAAATCATTGAGGGCAACTAGCACACCATTTCCAGTTCCAACTTGGGAACTTCATGGCTATCGCTATGGATTGATCTTGGAATATGGCTCAAAAGGTTGGGCTAGAAGAAGACGTAGACCAATGAAGCCTTACGTCTTTAGGAAAGAAGGAAGAGTGATAGTCTCCTATGCAGTTGGTTTCAAATATGGTAGGTCTGGTCGAGTCAAGCGGACTAGATGGATCTCTAGACTGCTCAAAGAAGACATTGCACCTTACATCATCAGATCCTTTAAGAGAGTTATGATTCGATTAGTGAGGGAGGCAAAACCATGATCTTTGATGTAATGAATGCGATCAAACAAGTTCTTTCAAATGTTGCCGATTTAGAGGCAATTTACATCGGAATTCCAGAAGAACCCTTAGAAGGCAAGAAAAATGTTGCAACAATTCATTTTGCAGAATCTGAAGAGTCTAAGTTCACAACTAGAGGATCGAAGATGAACTTCTCGATAAGCATCCTGATCGCATCAAGGCTCTCAAAGTTATTAGAAGACTATCAGAAGCACATCGATCTTCTTGAGACATGTAAAGCCAAGATCCTTGAAGACCTCCATAGTTCGAGTTCAACAATCAGATCTGCTCTCCAATCAAGAGGAGATTACACTACTCTTTCAATGGCTCTAGTGAAACCTCCTGAAGGTAAGGAAGACATCATCATCCATGAGATCAGATTAGGACTTTATTACATCGCTTAGTTCTTTTAACCAAAACTCATCAGTTCATTTGGTGAAATCATGACCAAGTATTTCGCATTAAAGAAGCAGACAGATTGGGATAGCCCAGTAGATCCAGATGTGTTCTTCTATGTGGTTGAGGAAAGTGTCAATCCAAGAGTAGATGTCATAACACCCGATGTCGTAACTCTCAAAGAGACTCCATTTGGTGTGAGGATCAGAGACTGGGTTGAAGGTGACTTTACTGTACCAATTGACTTCAACCAGATCGGTTGGCTCCTCAAAGGACTGCTCAAAGATGTAACGACTTCTCAACCAGATGCAACAAATGCTCCAAACACCTATGAGCATACATTCACTCCAACTGATGATCCTTACTTAGATTGCTTTACAGTTGAGAAGAACTTAGATGACTTCTTGATCATCAGAGCAATAAACACTTCGATTGTCTCTATGGAGCTAGAAGCACCAGTTGGTGAGATCATAACTGCTACAATCAGTCTCCATGCAAATAAGTTCGAGAAGAGGACTTCAGCATTGAGTCCATCTTATCCCGATCTGAGTGTTTGTACTTCAAATGATGCAACAGTTACCATAGATGGTGCTTCTGCTAAAGTCAATGCCTTCAGACTGACCATTGAGAACACTCTAGGGATTGATGAGTCCTACATACTCGGATCAGCAGATTACCTCAGACCAACTCTCAACTGGAGAGAAGGAACTATTGAAATGGACTTAATTCTTGAAGATGCATCAGTATTTGACAAGTATAATGCTGGATCTGAAATCTCAAGTTTGGTCTTTGATGTAGTTGGCAAAGAGATCGAAGCTGGGTACAACTATGAACTCAAAGTAACTTCAAACAAAGCTATCATCACAGAGTGGAGTTCAGAACTCAGAAGAGAGAGATTGATCCAGAGTGTAACTGTCAGACTGCTTGACATGACCAACAAACTTAGCATCTTATTGAGGAACACGACTTCGAGTTACTAGAGTATATATTAACGCAGAAACAATTTCTTTTCGATGAAGTCAGTCAAGCTTAAGTCTGGCAAGAAGATCAAGGTCAAACCACTAACTCCCAAGAAAGCGTTACAACTTAGGAAGAACATCGGTGTGAACATATTTACCAGACCTCTTTATGAATGGGATTTAGATCAGATTCAAGCCCTTTTCAAGGAATGCATTGTCGATGCTAATGATGAGATAATCGATGCGATCCTAGAAGACTGGGATGATTTTGTTAAGGTCTTGGAGACGATATTCCCACAAATTCCTTCCTTTCGACCTAGAGGGAGACCAACTCCTAGAGGCAATCGCTAACCTTTCTTGGTATTGGAAGATATTGCCATCTCAACTTCTTGAGTACTACACAAGCGATGATTGGACTATCAAGTTTGCATTTGATGTTGCTTGTACCAATTTGATTTTGAAGAGAATGGAAGCACCCAAGACAGTTGAGGATAAAATCAGAGCTAGACGTCGTAGATTTAGATTTCCATCTGGTTACGCTTAAGACTATTTAGTTAGTTTTTCTCTAAAGTCGATGGCAGAAGTTACATTACTAGCTCGAATTCAATTGCTTATTCAAAGAGAAGAAGATATCCATCGGTTAGCTCGTGCTCTCGAAGAACTAGGTATTAAGATCGAACAAGCTCAGATGAGGACTACCCGATGGGGTAGAGGATTATTTGCATTTCACATGGCTCTGTTAGGTCTCACATTCTCATTTTGGGGATTCACTAGACAATTCTCAGCATTCATTGAACAAGCTTCAAGAGGCATGAGAGAACTCGAAGAATCTGTTGCCAAAGCGACTGCAATGATGATTCTGCACTATGAAGATGCAATGGAGAGGATGTCTGCTCTTCAAGAGATTGCAAGAGAAATGGCAGAGACTTCACCATTTCCACAAGAAAGGATTCTTCAAGCACTAGCCTATGCAGATGCAGTTGGTCTAGGTGTAGCTCAGTTCAAAGAACTAACTCCAATCATTGAAACTGCAACAATTGTTCTTGGTGATTACGAAAAGGCATCACAAGGAGTCATCGACTACATCATGTATGGCAACAAGGCTATTTTGAGAAGAATCGGTCTAATGATCACCAAAGAAGAGCTTGAACAAAGAGCAATTGAGCTTTATGGAGTCGAATACTCAAAGTTAGACTCCTTAGCTCAAGCTTATGTCAGGTACAATTTGCTAGTTGAACAGGCATCTCGAATTTCATCTAGTTATCAAGGTCAGATCAGGAACTTAGCTCAAGCGATTGAAGACCTCAGATTGAGACAGTCTGCTCTAAACAATCTCTGGTTAGCGATTCCACCTGCTCTAAGAGGAGGCATCCAAAGTATTGGTCAATTTGTTGATACTGCTGGTAGGATTGGAACTCTAGCGATGACTTTTGTGATGGTCGTCTCATCGATTAAGATCTTAGCCAATTCAATAAAGTATGTTAGCGATTTAATGGCTCAAGCTGGAAGTGGAGCTGGTCTTCTTTCAACAGTTCTATCAGGACTAAGTGGATTTGCTACTGCTGGAGCAGTTGC